CGTTCGTTGTCGAGAAGACTGCACTCCCCGCCTGTGGGGGGTGCAGTCAGTGCGGCGACCTCGATGATCGACATCTCTACATCTTGGGGCACGACAAGAAGTACTACTGCAAGGTGTGCTTCTTCAAGATGGCTACTCAGTGGCCGAAGGCGGTGCCGTATAAGGAACCGTCTGAGAAGAAGGAGTGGGCTGAAAACCACGACTTCTTCCGTATGGTTCTTCGGGAGGGTAACAGCTTTGAAGACTTGGTGGCAGACATGTTCCGACAGGCTGGGCTCAGGGTGGTAGTTCCAGAGCGTAGCGTGCGTCGAGACGCGGACGTAGCGCAGGCCCTTCGCGGCAAGTGGGGAGATCAGGTTGACATGTTCGTCAATGGGCACCGTATCGAAGTCAAGAGCAAGGGATACACAGCCAAGCGCTCCATGGAGGCCGACTTCACTGGACCCAACGACTTCGCGTATCCGACGGTAATCTGCTCTGAGGTTGGAAAGTACGAGGCTATGCGAGTCAAGCCAACCGCGCATGTGCTGATTTCTAAAAAGACTGGCGGGATCATAGTGATTCCACGCTCGTCTTACCTGTCCAGGGCATGGGTCAAAGAGACGCTTCCAGATCGCATGCGTGGCACGAAGGATTTCTATACCTGCCCGAGGAGCAGCTTCACCTCTTACGAGGAATTAGTGGAGTGGCTTAGGGCGCATCCAAAGGAGCCGAGAGATGGCAAAGATCGAGTTCAAGAAGTTCAAGGCGACGATCACGTACGAGATGGAAATGACTGAGGACTTTGTGCCTCAGACGGTTGACGAGGTCATCAACTGGACCGACATGATTGCTGGAGACCCAGAGATCATGAACGCAAAGGTCAAGGTCGAGGAGGGCGAGTGATCGCTCCAGTGCAGGACAGCGGTAAGCTACGGACGTTTGCTACTGGCGCGACACGCGACACTAGCCAGCAGAAGCTGGACCCGTTTGGCTTCCTATCTCCAGTCGCCATGCACCGCTTCAGCGAGTACATGAATCGGCATCGCACGCAGAGCGACGGGAACCTGCGTGACTCCGACAACTGGAAGAAGGGCATGCCGAAGGAGGAGTACGTTCGCTCTCTCATTCGACACGTCATGGATTTCTGGCTTGTGACGAGCGGAGAGGCTCCGCGCTACGACACGAAGGTGTCCGATCCAGAGGAGATCGCCTGCGCGATCCTGTTCAACATCCAGGGTTTCCTTCATGAGCAGGGGACGGCCCGTGTGAACAATGGAACCCCAAACTCGGAATGGGCGCGGAAGCTGCTCACTCAGATGGGGGACACGTTCCCGTATGGGCTTCGCCCGATGAGTTACATCAACGTGGACGAGCATTTGAGCCAGGAAGTCGATGATGCGTTTGACCGAATCACCATCCCGTGAACTGCGTGAAGGTGTTCGGCGGCGACCATCCGTGGTTCCTCGTCGCCTTCAGACATAACCGAAAATACCTGTTTCAGATACAGGCTGTGGGACAATACATATGGGCAGAGGTAGCTTGTTGGAAGACAAAACACAGCGGAGTAAAAGGCTGGCAGTTGCGTTCCACGAAGCTCATCACACCTCTGTTCGGGTTGGCATTCTCGCTGACCCTTGGAAAGTCCTGAGGCTATGAATGAGACTGAGCAAGGCTATCCGTGTTTACGAGCATGACCTGAATGGGGCCATGCTGGGACGTGACAACTTCAACTGGTGGCAGGGCATGACCGAGATCGACCTGATCAAGATCGACCCAAGCGCCAAGATCATCGCTACTGGCTCAGAGAGCGGGGCGATGTGTGTTCACTACAAGTGGCTCCACTAACCTGCTGCCTGTGCGCAGGCGATGAGGAGGTTGGACACTGCCGCAAGTGTGGCCACAACTTTTGTGCTGTCTGTCGCGGGAACCTTTTCAACCGTGGCATTGCTGCGGTGAAGCAGCACCTGCTTAGGCAGCCGCCGAAGAACTGTCGTTGCGACAAGGAGACTGAATGAAGAAGCCGCTTTTTATTTACCACGGTAACTGCTATGACGGGTTCACGGCAGCGTGGGTGTTCAACCGATTCAAGGGCGAGGCCGACTTCGTGCCCGCCAAGTATGGCGAGCCGCCTCCTGACTGTAAGGGTCGGGATGTTTGGCTCGTAGACTTCTCGTATCCGAGAGAGACGCTCATCCGTGATGTGATCATCCCATCGTCGCGCACTCTCATCTTCGATCACCACAAGACAGCAGAGGCCGCGCTGCACGACATCCAGGGGGAGCTACGCATCAAGCACAAGCTACAGCGCAACGGAGACAAGATCATCTTCGACATGTCTCGCTCTGGAAGCGGGATCCTGTACGACGAGCTAGAGCTAGAGCTTGGTCGAAAGGCTGGACAGCACAAGCCTCGCTACAACGGTGGACGCGAGCTATGGTTGGTTGACTACATCGAAGACCGAGACCTGTGGAGGCACCAGCTTCCCGACTCTGACATCGTGTCGGCGTACATCTCGTCAATCGAGATGACGTTCGGAAACTGGGACGCAATCAACGCTCTCGGTCGAATGCGAGTCACAGAGGGTGGCCGCGCCATCCAGCGCTACATCGATCTCTACGGGAAGAAGGCCCGCGCTACGGCTCGCTTTGAGCTTGTCGATGGGAACAACGTTCCAACGATGAACGCACCGTACATGAATTGTAGCGAGCATGTTGGTGCGCTTGCCGAGGAGAATCCAGATGCACCATTCGCAGTCGGATACTTCCGAAGGGAAGATGGGCGATGGCAGTTTTCACTACGAGCCAGGGGTGGATCAAACTTCGACGTCTCCGAAGTTGCCCTCAAGTTCGGAGGTGGAGGCCACAAGAGTGCGGCTGGATTTGATGCTAGCTGTCTTCCATGGGAACCCTCTGTTCCGCCGGTACAAGTCCATCTTGGCGAAGACTCGGAATAGCTGATGGCGAAAAAGGATCTGTCCGTCAAGCAGCACAAAGCCCTCGCGCTCTTGGTCGCTGGTCAGACGCAGGAGGCCGCAGCAGCGGCAGCAGGCGTCCGTCAGAAGACCATGATCGAGTGGATGCGAGACAACGTCTTCAGGGACGAGCTTCGCCTCGCCTTGGAGCGCATGAGGCAGACCTTTGAGGCCCGTGTAATGGGGCTGGCCAACAATGCCGCAGTTGTGGTCGGTGACATGATTGCCGACGAGGGCGACAAGGATCGGCAGCTTGAGGGTGCGAAGCTGGCCTTCAATGCTGCCGTTCGTCTCTCCAACAGGTATAAGGAGCTACAGATTGAGGGATATGTGGCACCAGCGCAGCCGTTGGTGGTATTCCCTCCAGGCACTCAGTTCCCGTGGCAGGGGCAGCTTAGTCTGCCAGCGCAGATCATCGACGTCGATTCTACAGAGGTTGAGCCAGAGGAAGAGACTGGTGGAGAAGAGCTATGATTGAGTTCGTTACCGTTGACGGTGATCATGTGTGGGTCAGCAGGGATAAGGTTGTGATGGTGACTGGAGCGAAGACGCAAGGCGCTGCTGGAGGTCCAGCGGTCCCAGCGATTGGGATCAGCATGATCATGGTGGCTGGCGCACCGCCACTTGTGGTGCAGGGCACACCGAGGGACAACGTGATCAAGGTGGAGACTGGCGATGGCTCAAGCAGTTCCATCTTCTCAGCCTGAGTTCGTAGAGCCAGACGAAGACGCCCCGATAGCCTTCGACTGGGCATCGCCCCAGCAGAAGGAGGTGGTGGAGTCTATGCCGGGGACACCCTTGCTCATGATGGGAGGGTTCAACTCAGGCAAGACTTCAGCCGCGATATTGCACATGCTTGCGCTCTGTGACAACTTCCCAGGGTATAAGGTAGCCGTCCTTCGCAAGACGTTCAAGGACTTGTCTCTCACGACTCGCCCGTCGTTCGACCAGTGGATCGATCCGAAGCGTGTAAAGTCGGCATCTGCTACCGAGGTCACGCTAGATAACGGTAGCTCATTCATCTTCCATCACCTTGACTCACCAAACGCTGCGACCATCCTGAAGGGTCTTGAAATCAACGGGGCCATCCTCGACCAGGCTGAGCAGATGCAGGAGCGTACATTTACGGTCCTCATGGGCCGACTTGGAAGATGGAAGGGTGCGCGGGTACCAAAGTGGGTACTCAATTCGCGACAGGGCGATTGGCCATGGAAGAATCGGATGGGGGCTCCGGTCCCTCCGATTTCTCTGATCCTGACGGCAAACCCTACCGAAGACGGCGACCCAGAACTGCATTGGCTGTGGCAGCGCTTCTCGCCAGAGTCGAAGTCGTGGCAGGACAAGTGGTCCAAGATTGGCTATCGCCAGATCATGATGCCCACGACGGGCAACAAGTTCGCTGGCGAGCAGAACGTCGAGATCCTCTTACAGCAGGACGAAGACTACGTTAAGCGTTTCGTGCGCGGAGAATGGGTCAGGTCCAAGGGCCACATCTTCAGGCTGAGCGACATGTCGTTGCTTGAGTATGATGGTAGCTTGATCTCGCACATCGAGAACAACTGCATGTTGGGCAGA